TGGACATGAGTAATTATAATACTATTGAACATGAGTATGGACATTTATTTAGTCCTGCATTAAAGATTGATAAAACTACAAAAGCATATAAAGAAGCTTTAAAATATGAAAAAGCTGTAGAAAAAGTAAATCAAGAATTATATACTACAAAAACAACAAGCGAGGCTGGTAAAGTAATAGAAAAGTATAATCTTATTAAAGAACCTACTTCGAAAGTAAACCTTAAAAAAGCTAGTGAGAAGATATATAAAAATTATCCTAAACTTAAAATCCCAGAAGTAAAATATAAACCTGGATTAGGGAATGAGGACTGGCGCCATGCTAATTATTTAAATGATCCGGCAGAACAACAAGTAAGACTTGTAAAGATAAATAAGTATTTTAAAGATAATTATAATTGGGACGGAAGTAGTGCAAACTTAACGGATAATATGTTAGATAAATTTCTGAGAACTGTTGCGGGCAGAGACAAGAGTGTAGATGCAGTTACATTTAAGACTCGTATTCCTTCAGATGTAAGAGATTTACTAAGGAATGTTGATGTATCTAAAACATCCCTTACACAACAACTTAAAAAAGTAATGCCAAAAGCTTGGGCATTATCAGCACCAGTTGGAATTGGAGTATTGTCACAGACAGATACTAAACAAAAAGGTGGATTTAATATAGGTGCTGAGATAAGCCCAGAGATTGGATTAGGTAAATTTTGTGGGTCTCTTACTGGATGTGGTAAAGGTGCCAGTCCTTTTTCTATTAGACCTTCTGTAGAAGCTTCGTATAATACTGGTTCTAAAAATATAAATACAGGATATGGAGGAGGTATTGGAGCGTATATAGGTTCTTCAGGACTTGAATCTAGTTTATTTTATAAAAGAAGAAATGCTTTTGATACACAAGGTGATGATGCTGTAATACCAGTAGGTAAAGGAACAGATAATCTTTCTTTAGATTTAGGAATAGAGGGAGGAGGGAAAGGAATGAGATCAGTATCAGATAGTACTCCTTATAGGTATGGAATTAATACTGAATATGATTTAACAAATAAAAAATTATCTAATATTGGATTGTATGGGCAGTATGGTAAATTTAAAGGTAGTCTAGGATATAATCCCAGAACAAGAGGTGTGAATCTAGGAGCGGGTTTTAAATTTCAAAAAGGTGGAAGACGATTATATAAAAAAGGTGGTCCAGAAATACCGGAAGCTCCAGTAGTTACACCTGTTCGTGCTCCTGTAACAGTTACTCCTGCTGAATTATTTCAGTATTTAACTAACGTAAAAGGACTTTCTGAGAATCATGCTTTAGGAATGATAAATAATATAAGACATGAAAGTGGGTTTGAATTTGGGGCTCATAATCCTGATGATTTAGGTAAACCTTCTTCTGGATTATTTCAACATCGAGGTTCTAGAAGAGATTCTTTAGTAGAGTTTGCTGGAGGAGAAGACGAATGGAGTAAAGATTGGAGAACTCAAATAGATTATATGATGACTGAAAACGATACTAAAAAATATTTAAAGAAGGCTTTTAATACTCCTGACGAGGCATCAAGTTGGTTTACTGAATTTTGGGAAAGACCAGATAAGGCAAAGCAAAAAGCAAAGGATAGACTTACAACTTTACCTAATATTATTAATTCTGTTTCTAAACCTATTGTATATCCTAATTTATTAGAGGAAGTAACTATAACACCTGAAACTCAAAGTGAGGTACAGCAAGAAAAATTTAATGAAAGTATGCAGAAATTAAGAAATACTTTCCCAATAGAATCTGCTCCTGCAGTATCTACACAAGTTAATATGCCTTCACCATTAATTACACAACAAAGAAAAGGTGGGTATAAAACTGGGGATATAAATGAATTTGCTACTAGGTATCCAAAGAAAAAAGAAATGATAAATACACCTTTTTTAGAAAATATACAAGAATTTGGGGATAATATTTCTACTATATTTAAACCTAAAACATATAAAAAAGGACATTTGACACTTAGGGGAAAATTAAATGAGCCTAAAATTGATATTGGTTGGAATCCTAATTTACGTACAACTCCATTTGGAGGACCTACATTTAGTAAACCATCTTATAGTGGAAATATTAGTGCAGATCTTAGATTACGTAAAAATCTTTCTCTTTATGGAAATGTAAATTATAATAGTGAAGCACGGCCCGAGTATAGAGCTGGATTAAGATTTAGATTTAAAAGAGGTGGATATAAATCAAAAGTTTGCTGGTAAGTGTTATATAATAATATAGAGATCAAAAAACTAATACCTATAAAAAATATCAATATAAATACTTATTTTTGTAACTTAAAACAATAAATATATGGACACAAATGAAAAAATTCAATTAGATGACATCACATTAGATGATGTTATTAGTGGTGAAGGAGTAGCCACAGAAGAAATAGCTCCAGCTCAGGAAGATGAAAAGAAAGTTGAATCTCCTGAAGAAAGTAAATTAGATGAAGAAGAATCTGAATCTAATGAAGATAGTGTAGAAGAGGAAGAGGAGGAAATAAAGGATGAAGAAGATAAAGAAGATGAAAAATCTTCTGAAGAAGATACAGTTGTTGGAGAAATTTTGAATAATTTAGGGTATGAATTAGATGGAAAATATGAAGATACCTCTGAAGGATTAACTAACTTAACAAAAGATGTAGCTTCTAAAATGGCTGATGACAGAATCGATGAAGTTTTAGAAAATTTTCCATTAGTAAAAAAACATTTAAACTATGTTTTATCTGGAGGAGAATCTGAAAATTTTATGCAAGCTTATGATCCTAATTTGGATTATACTAAGATAGAAATTGCAGAAGATGATGTTCGTAGTCAAAAGTCAATTTTATCAGACTATTTCTCTGCAAAAGGGCATGATAAAGAGTTTATTGATGAAATGCTCGGAGATTATGAAGACTCTGGTAAATTACACTCTAAGGCAGATGCTGCAAGGCAAGCTTTAGGAAAAGTACAAACACAAGAAAGAGAACAATTAGTAGAAAAACAAAAAGAACAAATGCAGGAACAACAAACACAACAAACTAGATTTTGGGAGGGAGTAGCAGAGACTATTGAAACTTCTAAAGAATTTGCTGGATTACATGTGCCTGAAAGAGAAAAGTCAAAGTTTTTTAACTATCTTTCTAAACCCGTAACTCGTGAGGGTTACACACAAAGAGATATAGATCATTCGGAGGCTGAAATGGAAACTAAATTGGCTATAGATTATTTAATGTACAAAGGATTTAATCTAGACCAAATTATTAACACTAAAGCTAAAACAAAAGCATCTAAATCCCTGAGAGAAAAGATTTCTAAAAATGAAGAGACTGTTAAAAGTGCTCGCAGAAAAAGTAGAAGAAGTAAGAATGTAGATTTAGATGATCTTGATCTTAGTATTTAAGTAACTAAAATATCCCCAGAATAACGGGAGATCGGGGCCCATAAAAATAATTAGATATGCCAGATGGAACAAATATAAGCGTCCAAAAGACGTTTTACAATGATTCGCAGATGACTGATATGAACAGTCTCTCGAATGCGTTATTGTCTAAACCTACTGAGCTGTCTCCAATTATTACTCATTTAGCAGGAAAAGATGACAAGAGATTTCCTTTATCTTTCTTAACAGAAGGTGTTGGTAATACTAAATCTATTGATCGCTTGGAGTATGAATATCGTGTGGCAACACATAGATTGAGGACGAGACCAGTTTCAGTAGCAGGACCAACAGGCGCAGCAATAGGTCAAGGAGGAGCAGCTTTTGAGTTGGAATTTCCTGACAAACATTTTGTATTTCCGTACGTATTAGTATCTCAAGCAGGTACTCAAGCACGTATTATGAAAGAACCAGAACAAGTATCTGGGGGAACTTCTTGGAAATATACATTACAATTAGTTAACCCAGCACCTGCAACAGTTTGTGCAGCTGCTGATTGTGTGGCAGGAGCGCTTTGGGCGCAAATGTATGCACCAGTAGGAGTAGACTTCTCTAGAGGTAATGCTTCAAACTGGGAAACTCCAGGAAAAGTAAGAAACAAACTAACTACAGTTAGAAAGTCTTACCACATGTCTGGAAACGCTAAAGATTTTGTAGCTGAATTTTCTCTACCAACTAAAGGTGGATCAACTACTAAACTTTGGATGGACTATGAAGAGTATTTACATATGCTTGACTTTAAAGAAGAGTGTGAGATGTATTACTGGTATGGAGAAAAATCATATGATCAGAATGGACATACTTATATGAAAGATGAGAATGGACAACCTGTAATCATAGGTCCTGGTCTTTTAGAGCAAATTGTCAATACTGACACTTACTCTACAATGACTGAAGCAAAACTAAAA